GCGGAGGGCAGCGCCGTCGTGAGCGGCAGCGTGAACCTGTCGGGTGTGCTGCGCCTGCGCGTGGAGAAGGTGTATGCCGAGTCCACGGTCGCGCGCATCCTCGAGCTCGTGGAAAACTCCTCGCTCAAAAAGGCGCATACCGAGCGTTTCATCACGAAGTTTGCCCGCGTCTATACGCCGTCTGTGTGCGGCGCGGCGCTGGCGCTGGCGATCCTGCCGCCGGTCGTGCGGCTTATCATGGGCATCCCGGCCGACTGGGGCGAGTGGATCTACCGCGCGCTGACGTTTCTCGTCATCAGCTGCCCGTGCGCGCTCGTGATCTCGATCCCGCTGTCGTTCTTCGGCGGTATCGGCGGCGCGTCTGCACGCGGCATCCTCATCAAGGGCTCGAGCTATCTCGAGATGCTGGCCAAAACGGACCGCGTCGTCTTTGACAAGACCGGCACGCTCACGCGCGGCACGTTCGCCGTCACGGCGGTGTGCCCCGCGCAGCCGGAGCTGTCCGAGCAGGCGCTGCTGCAGCTTGCAGCGGCGGCGGAGCGGTTCTCCGACCACCCCGTCAGCCAGAGCCTGCGCCGCGCAGCCGGACAGCTGCCGGAGGCGCTGGCCACGACGGACGCCAGAGAGCTCGCCGGTCACGGCGTGACCGCGCAGGTCGGCGGCCGCGCCGTTGCCGCCGGAAACGCGAAGCTGATGGCCACCCTCGGCCTGATCGCGCCTGCGGTCGATGAGATCGGCACGGTCATCCACGTCGCGGCCGATGGCGCGTATCTCGGCTATATCGTCATCTCCGACGAGCCGAAGAGCGGCGCGCGCGAGGCGATCGCCCGTCTGCGTGCGGACGGCGTGCGCGTCGTCATGCTCACCGGAGACCGTAAGCGCACGGCCGATGCCGTGGCGCAGGAGCTCGGCATCGCGGAGGTGCACAGCGAGCTGCTGCCGGAGGATAAGGTCACACAGGTCGAGCGGCTGCTCGGCGAGGGCGCACCCGGGAAATACCTCGCCTTTGTCGGCGACGGCATCAACGATGCGCCGGTGCTCGCGCGTGCCGATCTCGGCGCCGCCATGGGCGGCATCGGCTCGGACGCCGCCATTGAGGCTGCGGACATCGTGCTTATGGATGACGATCCGCGCAAACTCTCGCTGGCCATGCGCATCTCGCGCAAGACCATGCGCCTCGTCTGGCAGAACATCGTCTTTGCGCTGGCGGTCAAGGCCGTGTGCCTTGTGCTCGGTGCGCTCGGCATTGCGAACATGTGGGTCGCCATCTTTGCAGATGTCGGCGTGATGGTGCTGTGCGTGCTCAACGCCGCCCGTGCGCTCGATACGAAACGCCTGTGACCCGTTGTATAGGAAAAAGACCGCCTGCTGGCGGTCTTTTTTCGGTTTTGCTTATTTTCAGGTGCAGCGGCGGAAGCTGCCGTCGGTGAGGATGCGCGCGCAGATCAGCCCCAGCGGCAGGGCGATGACGATCAGCAGCGACGCTGCGAGCCACGACGCGCTGTCGCCGAGGTTCATCGTGCCCAGATCGTACACGGCGCGGTAGAAATACAGCCCCGGCACCATGATGACGATCGACGGTACGGTGATCGTGATGCGCGGATAACCCGAGCGCCGCTTATACAGGGAGGCGAGCAGGCCCGCTGTCAGTGCACCGAAAAACGCGGCGGCCGCCGGCGGGAAGCCTGCCAGACTGACGAGCTCGAGCCGCAGCGTGTTCGACAGCGCGCCGATCGCGGCGGCGGCACACGCGAGCTTCACGGGGCTGTTGAACATGAGCGAGAAGCCGAACACGCCGCAGAAGCTCGCTGCCAGCCGCAGCAGGATGCGTGCCCAGACGGGCAGCCCCAGCGGTAGGAAATCCATCGGCTGCAGCCGCAGCAGCAGCGCCATGCCCCATGCGGTCAGCGTCGCCACGACGACGATCATGAGCGCGTAGGCCAGCCGCTCGAGCCCGGAGCGCATGTCCTGCTTTGCCATGTCGATGCCGCTTGTGATGAACGGAAAGCCCGGGATGATAAACAGCATCGCGCAGATATAGCCCGCCTGATGCTGTGCGTCGATGGGCCAAAGCAGCGACGCCAGGCGGAACAGCGCCGCATAGACCAGACACGCCGCCGCGACGGGCAGCGCGATGCAGCCAAACAGCGTCAGATGCCGCTGTGTCAGCCGCGCGCGCACATATTGCCCGACGCCCGCACCGAGAAAGGCCAGCAGCATCTCGATCGGCCCGCCGCCGAGCAGGAACGTGAACGCGCCGCACGCGAGCGCGGACGCGAGTCCGAGCTGCAGCGGCGTGTAGCTGCCGGCAGTCTGCGCGATCTCGTCGAGCTTGGTGTGCAGGTCGTCGGCGGTCATGTACACGCCCTCGATCGGAAAGTGCTTGACAAAGCGCTCGAGCCGGTCAAGCTTGGCGGTGTTGACGCCGGTCGCCGTGAGCGTCAGCGTCTGGGAGAAGCTGTCCTGCCCGTCGGAGCAGGTGTATTCGATGGACGTGAGCCCGATGTCGGCCGCGCACACGAGACCGAGTGCCTCGGACAGCTCGTTCATCGAGCTGCGCACGCGCCACGCGCCCGTGCCGCACGAGAGCAGCAGCAGACCGACCCGCCCGACCACACCGGCGCGGATGGGCAGCGGCGCGCGTGAAACGGGCAGCTCCTTCTGATCCCGGATGGGGTCGTGCCACGGGATCTGCATATGATTTGGTTTGATGATCGAGTGATGCAGCATAGTTTGCACCCCTTTTAGAAATTCGGTCTGTATTGTAGTCTTGTCCGCGCCGGAAGTCAAGCACCATCCTGCCGCAAATGCGCGGCCCCGGAGCGTTTTTTGCTCCGGGGCCGTGCGGGCGTTTTATCGGATCATCCGGCGCGAAACAGCCGCCGGTACTCGCGCGGGCTGCAGTAGCCCGCCGCGCACTGGGAAAAGGCGTCGCCGAGAAAGAGCCTGTCCGTGCAGATCTCGATGATGGAAAAGCGCTCGCCCGGCGCGGCGGCGAGCACGCGCACCTCGGCATCGAGAAGCGCCCGGTATTCCGCCTCGCAGGCGTCGGTGATGCACATGTCCGGCTGCCAGCAGAAGGTCTGCTGCACATCGCAGCCGCTGATGACGGCGTCAAAGTCGGCCCCGTCGTGAATGGCGCGGTCAATGTACGTTCGCAAAGTCATGATTTTTTCTCCTCCCATGTCTATGTTGCGGTTCTGTTTTCTCCCTTTTATCACAGCATAGCACATGTAAAGTCCAATAATCAGGACAGTGGAGGCAAAAACCCCGTTAATTCTGCGCCGCGCGCAGCCATGCGATCTCCTGCGCGTAGCCGGCGTCGTCGTTCGGCGTCTCAAGGATGAACGGCAGCCCTGCCAGCGCCGGGTGCTGCGTGACGCGCACGAGCGCCTCCGGCGGGATGCAGCCGTCGAGCAGCTTTGCGTGCCGGTCCTTGTGACTGCCGCAGGGATTGAGGCTATTGTTGAGGTGCACGGTGTGCAGACACCCGAGCCCGATCACGCGGTCAAACTCCGCGAGCACGCCGTCAAGGTCGCCTGCGATGTCATACCCCGCGTCCCAGACGTGGCACGTGTCGAGGCAGACGCCAACGTGCTCCTGCAGCTGCACGCGGTCGATGATGGCGCGCAGCTCCTCGAAGCGGCCGCCGACCTCGCTGCCCTTGCCGGCCATGGTCTCGAGCAGGACGGTCGTGGTCATGCCGGGGAAGAGGACTTCATTGAGCAGCGCGGCGATCTTCTCGATGCCCGCGTCGATGCCCTGCCCGACGTGGCTGCCGGGGTGGAAATTGTAAAACTGACCGGGCGTGTGCTCCATGCGCTGCAGGTCGTCGGAAAAGGCCATGCGCGCAAACTCCGCCACGTTCGGCTTGGCCGCGCAGGGGTTGAGCGTGTACGGCGCGTGCGCGACCAGCCGGTCGATGCCCGCGCGGGCACATTCGGCGTGGAAGGCGGCAATGTCCGCCGCCTCAATGGGCTTGGCGCTGCCGCCGCGGGGATTGCGCGTGAAGAATGCAAACGTGTTGGCGCCCAGCGCCTCGGCGCGCTTTGCCATGGCGAGATACCCGCCGGCGGAGGAAATGTGACAGCCGATCCGGAACATACGATCACCTCAAAGAATGGATGCCCCTATCATAGCACACCGCGCGGCGGCTGCCAAGCTTGCCACCGCGCCGCGGATGGTGTATGCTGTTCGTAGATTCGTTTTGATGATGGAGGATGTGGCATGGAATCATTGACTTTTCAGCCCAATAAAAAGGGCGTGATAAGCGGCTGCACGATGCCGGTTATTGTTATTTTTGGTTTCTTTGCCTATGCCATGTTCCCGGATGGATACAAGATTCTTACAAAAGGGGAACTGGTTTTCGTGTGGGTACTGGTAACGGTATTCGTTTTTGGTTACGCCGCGGCATTGGTTTATATCATGAAATCAGCTGGATACCGCACGATGATTGAAGTCAGCCAGCAGGGTTTTGCAGTTGTAGACCCCAAGCGCTCGGAACCTGTGTTTGTACCTTGGAGCGAGCAGATCCATCTGTGTATTTGCGTGGAAGGAGACGTCTATAGCCATCATTGGGTCCATGAGAAGATACTCTGCTTTTCCAATCAGGACATAAGCGGACAGTGGATAGAAAGGGGTCAGACTGTGAATTACCGGCAGACGTTTGAAACAGATGCCGGACAGCCGTGGGTCGTTGCACTGACTTATGGCAGCAAGGCGAAATGCAGGAAAGATGCAGCACGCGTCCGCCAGCACATGGACGGCTGTTTGCAGCAGGCAGAATAACCTTGCCGGAAAACCGATTTGGATGCCACAAAAAAGGGGGGCAGACCATGCAGCCGTATGAACTCATTCGCTCCGGCCGCCGCACGCTGGCGCTCGAGGTGCGCGGCGGGCGCGTGATCGTGCGCGCGCCATACCGGACGTCGCAGGCGACGATCGACCGCTTTGTCGCGGCGCACACCGACTGGATCGCGCACGCTCTGGCCAAACAGGAGACCCATGCCGCCGCGCACCCGGAACCGACGGACGCCGAGCGGGAGGAATATATCCGGCGGGCGAAGGACTGCCTGCCGCAGCGCGTGGCGTATTATTCCGAGCGGATGGGGCTTTGCCCGACACAGGTGCGCATCACGGGGGCGCGCACGCGCTTTGGCAGCTGCAGCTCGCAGGGGCACATCTGCTTTTCGTGGCGGCTGATGCAGTACCCGCCGGAGGCGATCGACTACGTCGTCGTGCACGAGCTGGCGCACCTGCGCTACATGAACCACGGCGCGGAGTTTTACGCGCTCATCGCGCGCTATCTGCCCGACTGGAAGGCCCGCCGCGCGCTGCTGCGGGCGTGAAAAAGCGCACCGGAGGACGGGTTGTCCTCCGGTGCGCTTTTCGCAGCTGGTTAAAAGATGCCGTGATTATATTTGATCTGCCCATAAAGAATAAATGCCAAGCCGATCGTGATTGCCGGAAGAACGATGGCGTCTGGGATTGATTCGTTCCAAAGCGTGACGAGATAGGCGAGCGCAAGGGAAATGCCAATAATGAGTGTCCCTGTGCCAACGGCTTTTCCGTACTTGGGGACATCCTCCTCTTTCACGTTTCTGCGGTTATAGGCGTGTATCGTGCTGATATTTCCGCTTATGTTTACGATGCCGATCACCGACAGAAATATGCCAAGGATCAAAAGTAAAAGTTGATTCATGGTGCTCTCCTAAAAATAGAATAAATCCTCAAATTTCTTGTCCAGCGCGATGCAGAGAATGAGCGCCAGCTTGGCGGTCGGGTTGAATTGACCGGTCTCAATGGAACTGATCGTGTTTCGCGAGACGCCTACCATTTCTGCGAGCTGGGACTGCGACAGGTGCTTTTCAAAACGTGCCTGCTTTAGCCGGTTGCACAGCTTCAGTTCCTCCTTCATCCCACTACCTCGACAAGGCGCAGAGCAAAAAAGACAGAGAACAGAGCGAGCATGGCAAAGTACAGGGTAGTGATTATGAGATCCGTTTTCTTTTTTGTCTTCCGCCATTTTACCAGATAGTGCGTTCCGAGAATGCTGAAGTAAATGATCCACGGACTGTAAAGCATCGTGTCCGCGGCCCAGACAACCAGAACGGATATGAGGCAGCACATACCGGCACCGACGCGAGCGGCGACGCTGCCGGCCTGCAGCGCTGTTTCCAGCTCGGCCAAATCTCTGCTTTTGTTCTCTTTACGGCTGATCGCCAGAATGTCTTCCTTCTCCATCATATACCTCTCTGCCAAGTTTTCTTGTCGCCATTATACGCGCGCCAAGTTTTCTTGTCAATGTTTTTTGGATCGGTCCTGATATAGGAGGGGAGCGAACAGGAGAAGAGCGCGCGGCACCGGCGTGCATGCGCCGGTGCCTGCAAGGGCGTCTCACGGGCTTTGCACGCAAAAGTCAAGAGTAAAAGCAGAAAAAACTAAAATATTTTTTCAGAAGGCTTCAAGCGGCTTCGGCGACGTATCTTTCAAAGAGCGATCCGGACGTTTCAAAGCCTAAAATCTCGCGCGGGTAATTGTTGATCCACGTTTCGACGCGCTGAATATATGCGGCGGTTACTTTCCGGAAGTCCGTTCCTTTCGGCAAGAACCGCCGTATCATTTTGTTTATGTTCTCATTCGTGCCGCGTTCGTATGCGCTGTACGGGTGGCAATAGTAAACCTTCGTGCGCTTCCGGTCTTTACCGTAGACGGATTTTTCAATTCCGGCGCAATCCATGAATTCCGATCCGTTGTCAAACGTAATGCTTTTGAATATCTGTGAAAACTTCTTCCCGAAGCGGCGTTCTATCTTGTTCAGCGCCGCCACGACGCTGGCGGCGGTCTGATCCGGCATTTTGATAATAATTTCGTTCCGCGTCAAGCGCTCCGAAAGAACGAACAAGGTTTCCTTCGTCCGCTTCTTCCCGCATACGCAATCGCCTTCCCAATGTCCGAAGGTCTGCCGATCGTTGATTTCCTGCGGGCGTTCCTCTATGCTTTCGCCCTGCGGCGCGCGGGCGGCTTTCTTCCGCTCCACCTTGTCATATTTCCGCTTCCGCTCCCCGTGTTCCGGCAAGCTCTCGCGGCTGATCCCGTAGAATATGCCCTTGTCGATGTAATTATAGATCGTCTTTTCGCTGATCTCCGTTTTGAAGGTCAGCCCCAGCCGCTTGATTTCTCCGACAACTGCGGCTGGGGAATAACCTTCTTCGCCGATCTTCTTTTCAATAAAGGCTGACAATTCGTAATCGTTGCCGATCTTCAATTCGCCGCCTTTGGCTTTTAGGTTCTCTTCATAGCGCTGTTGTGCGATCTCCGGCGAATAGCGTTCTTCGGTCGTCAAGTCGGAATTCAAATGCGTATAGCGTCCGCGCTTCAACTCCCTGTATATCGTTGTGTTGTGGACGTGCAGACGGTCAGCGATCGCGCAAGGCTTCAAGCCCTCTTTCAAGCCTTTTTCGATTTTTAGACGGTCTGTCCATGTTAAGTGTTTGTGCATTCTTCCTTCCTCCAGCTTCCGAATATGACAAAAGGGCGGCATTTCTGCCGCCCCTGCCGATAGTTACTTATCCCGCGCCGCTTCGCAATACGCCGCAATAAACTTCTTGATTTCCGTTGTCGGCGTTGTCCCGTTGTCCGCGCAAGCCTTTTTGAATTCCTCCAGCACTTCCGGACGAAGATCAAGCGGGAAGCGGGCGTAATGCGTCCGAATGTGCTTTTTCTGCGCTGAATAGTCCTTTTCGTTCATTCTGTTACTTCCTCCGCTTCAAGGATAAGACGATAGCAACGATCGACAAAGCAATGCTAATCGCCACAAGAATATAAATCGCTGTATCCATGCTCCATTGACGTTAAGCGTTTTTTGTGTTATACTTATCAAGGCAAGGGGGATTTCTCCCCCTGCCCGTTACCTTGTCAGCTTTTCTATCAGAAGAAGAATTGCAATTACAAGGTTTACGATCGCGGTAATAAGATTGATTGTGCTTGCTGGCTGGTCTTTCTTATTGCCGCTTTTCTTTTGCTTTTTCTTGCTCAACGTCTTAACCTCCTTTCTGTCTATTATTATACTATATACGTGCGTATATGTCAATAGCTTTTGTGAAAAAAGCAGAAAAAAATAAGCGGCGACGGGATCACCCCGCCGCCGTTATTCGTCTATGCCTAAAAGCCATTGTACCGAAACGCCCAGCACTTCCGCAAATATCTTCAATTCAAAGTCGGATACGAAGCGCGTACCGATTTCAATTCGGCTTATGCTGTCCCGCTCCATATTGATCCCCTTCAACTGTATTTGTGCGGCTAAATCCTCTTGCCGTAGCCGCCGGACGACGCGCGCTTCGCGCAATCGGTCGCCGCAAATGTTCTTCTTGCCGTTGTAATCATATATCTTCATTGCCGCCGCGATCCCTCTTCATTCTGATTATTTGCAAACGGTGTGTAAATATTCCGCTTTATTCTTGATTTTAGCGCACGAAGCGCGTATAATTGTATTAAAGGTCAAAATGGGCGAATTCTGCCTTAAAAATTTACATTTAAGAAGGGGGATTTGCTCTAATGTTCGTCAGCTTTACAAAGACGTTGAAGAAGATGTCCGGTTTCCGGCTGGGCTTCGGTATCCGCGTAAATAAAAGAAACTGGTGGTACTGGCTTCTTTTGATGTGCTTCGTCGGTATGTTTTATTTGATGTGGTATACAATGATCGCCGTCGGCTGGTGTCTGTATTACCTGTGCTATGCCCTTTACAAGATTTATTATCTTCTGTTCAAGGGAATTGCGATCGGCTGTAAGAAGCTGTATCAACTCATTAAAGGGAAAACCGCCGCGCCGCCGGAAGCGTCGGTCGAACCGCCGAAGGAATGAACCAAACAAAAAATCCCCCGTGAAGGCTCGAAAGCCCGCACGGGGGATTGTTCTTTATGCGGCGGAAGGCTGAAAGGGGAAGCGCGATCCGCCGCGCGGTCAATTACTCTTTGTTGCTGTCGGTATCCGCCGGAATGCCGGAAATAGTGAAGTAGTCCGGAAGATTAAAGACGGTGGCTTCGATCAGTTTATCCAGCGTTTCCGCGTCGATCTTGAAGCCCTTGCTATTCAGAAATTCAACAACGTATGCTTTCTTCTCTGCGCCCCTGCCGCTTCCGGTGTAAAGCTGTTCGGCGGCTTCGACGGCAACCGTTACCCACATTTTGATTTTCTCAAACTGTGCGGCGGTCGTCTTGCTTCTGATCCACGGGATCACGAAGGCGGTAATAATTGCCGCGATAAGAGCGATCACGGCGTTTGCAATGCTGGTAAGATCAATAGTCATTGTTTGTATCCTCGCTTTCTGTTATGTCGATTTTTTCTTTTTTCTTGATCCTGCCGACGATTACTTCGGCAAGACGCTTCATCATCATTACGCCGCATTCGATCACGACGGCGCGGAAATACCATTCGATCAGAACGGTTTGTTCCTGCCGCGTGATAAGGAATGAAACGTACTGCGCGACGATGAAAGCCGCCGTTGTAATTGCGATCACAATAACGGCTTTCGTTGCGAAGCGTTCGTCAGCTTTGAAGAAGCGGCGCTTCGCCACCCGCTTCCCGCTCGAAGATGTAATTTTCATTGCGTCCCCCTTTCATAGCGCAATTAACGCACGGCGCGCGTTGTGTAACGCATACCGTGCGTTGTGCGTGTGTTAAACAAGCGTTAGATCATCGACGTTCACCGCCGCGACAACCGTTCCGCCGTAGGTAATCACGGCGCGCTTGCCGGAAAGCTCCTTGACGATGTGATCGCGGGAATAGACGAAGGAAGCAAGGTTTCCGCCGGAATAGGTTTTCGCACCCGCTTTCACGCGAACTTTGCTTCCCTCTGTGATCTTCTGCGTCGATGTCCCGCCGGACGTGCCGGAATAGGTTATGAAAGCGTCGTCGTGTCCTGCCTTCTTCAACTTCTCCAGCATAGCTTCGGCGTTCTTCTTGACGCTGAACGCGCCCACTTGAACCTTGTAATACTTGCCGATCTGCACGATATAGGTATCGAAGCCTTCCTTTTTCAGCTTCGCCGCGAACGCTGTTGCGTTGTCCTTCTTCTCAAACGCGCCAAGCTGGACGCGGTAAAGGCTCTTCGCTTCGTCCTGCGGCTTCTGCTCCGGCTTCTGATCCTCCGCCGGAACGCCCAGCCGCCTGTTTACCTCCGCCGCGATCTCGCCATGTCGGTTATACAGATAATCGCCGGGGCAAGACTTGTTCGCGTAATCCCTGTGAACGGTCATATTGCACCCGTTCTTGTGGTTTACGCGGTCGTCCTTGCTTGTACTCCATACCAGCTTTTTGATCCCGTTCCGGCGGCAAATATCTTCGACAAGATCAAGAAGCGCCGCGTATGCTTTATCATTCACGGCGTATGGGTGCTTCGTGTCGCTTGCAACCTCGATCGTGATTGCGCGGTTATCGTTTGCGGCGTTTGAACTGCACCACGAACGATCGGCTTCATCGACGTAAAGCCCGATCCGCCCGTCGTAGCCGATCCCGTAGTTTGAACTTGCCTGTCGCGAAGTCGGCTTGAAGATTTCGCCGATCCTCTCGGCGGAACATTGCCCGACGACGCAATGAATTGTGATCGTGTCGATCTTGTGATTTCGCGGGCTGTTCTTGTTCGGTGAAATCAGCGTACACGAAATAAGTTTGCTATTGCTCATTGCTGAACCCTCCTTTGCAATGAAGAAGCGGCGGGGAAGCCCCCGCCGTCGCTGGTGTTACTCTGCTTGATCCATTCGTTTTTCGATGTGGTCAAGCCGCTTGTGTGCCTGTTTCGCCGACGCTTCAACGTCGGTCAAGCGCGTTACGAACTCCGTATTCGTCTTTCGCTGTTCCTTCTGCTCCGCCTTGATTTCGTCCGTGTTTGCCTTGATATATCCGATCTCGGTTAAAACGGTCGCGTCGTGCTTCACATTGCTTTCCTTGTCCTTGTCCCTGTTACGAACAAAAGCGATATAGCCGAACACGATAGCGCATACGGTAGAAAAGACGGAAAGAACCGTTGTGAAAGTGTCCATCGTTGATCCTCCTTCCCGTTAGGTTACTTTTTCCCATTGCCACAAGCCCGCCGTGTCCGGCGGATAAACGCAATTCGGCATATCTGCTTTTGCAAGGTATACCGCGCCTTTGTAGCTGTAATACAAGCCGGAAACGACATTAACGACGATCCCCGCCGTTTCCGGATACGGGATCGGATCGTCAAGCGTTCCGGTCGCGGAAAGCTCGATCAAGCGATAGTACGCGAAGGTGGTTTCAACGGGATAAGCCGCCGCGTTCGACGTGTGCGCCGCTTTGATCTCGTAATACCGCCCGTTGTGCTTGATGATTTCGCCGACGGTGTTGTAAGCGTGATTGTCGGCGTATTCGTCGTATTCGATCACTTCCGCCGATTGCAGGATCGCCGCGTCGGAAATGACGTTCGTTCCGGCGGCGCGATCCTGCACGATCTGCGCTTTGAAGGATAGGGCAAGCAAAGCGGCGGTTTGCTCTCCCGCCGCTTTGACTTCCCGAACCTCTTTTTCAATTTCGGTGGAAGCTCCGCCGTTGCTCTTCTTGTGAATTACGCTCATTCAAAA